CGCTCAATCGTCTCTTCCGAGTAATCCGAAATGTTGTGCTCGGCCTCAAACTCGATGCGCTCCGCTAGGGTAGCCAGAGCCTTATCGTCGCCCTCAAAAAAACCGCCAATCATGATCACCTCCCTCGAGTAGGGCACGTCGCCCACGAGGATTTTACCCCGCCGACCCCCCGGCGATCGTGACAGGTTTATTGCGCGTACGGGTTCTCTCTGCGTCTGGACCGGCCGCTGTCAACGTAATCATCCTCGTCCCAGTCCTCGTCAGGCGGCGGATCAATCTCAAGCCATCCGCTATCCCGAAGAAACCGAAGGGCTTGGGTACAGCAGTCCGTCAGGTCGTCGTGTGTTGACTCAGGGAAGCTGCAGATTTGGCTCACAAAGCCTTCTGCCCAGTCCCTGACGTACCCCTTCCTTGTGCTGCTCTCCGGTATCCATACCCGGCCTCGAGCAATGATGTGGCTCACGATGTTGAGCCTCTGCATCTTGTCAGCCCTACCGGGGTTGTACGCCCGGATCGGCAAGTGAGCTCTCTGCAGGTCCTGAATCAGCGAGATCCCCGCGGACTTGTCCTCGATTAGCAGCAGATCTACCCGCTTCTTCTCTTTGCCTTCCCCATAAACCGCGCCGTACTCCTCAACCACCCTCGGTCGCAGGTCAGGGTACTGCAGCCGCTCCTGCCAGCAGTCGATCACCATCACGGCCATCGGACCGTCAAGGGGCTTGAATACGCCGAACGTAATGCAGGCCGTCGGATCGTTCTGGACCTTCTCGCTTGTGGCCACGTCGTACGATTGAATGATGTACTCGAACTTCGGGAACTCCCGGCCGTTTGGCCAGAGCTTGAACATATCCCGCTTCACAATCCCCGACTCCTCGGGATCGATGATCTCTGCGTAGATCTCCTGCCGGCCTAGCGTCGTCCCCTCATACTGCAGGATCTGCTTACGGAAGTTTGCCGACAGGTTGTCGAGGTTCGTGTACGTCGACGCAGTAGTAACAGCAACGTCGTCACCGTCCCGGCCGATCAAGTCAATGATCAAGTCTTTAGGCCGCGGGGTAGTTGTACACACAATGTATGTACGGTTACCTAGTCGCACACCGAACTGGATCTGATCCCACGCCTCCTGCAGGTATTCCCAAGCCGCTAGCTCATCACACCAGCCCCCGTGGAACTGGGGACCCCGGAAGCGCTCTGGCTCGCTTGCCGGGATGCCTTTAATCAGAGAGCCGTTGGTTAACTTGATCTCGTGGAGCGCCTTGTTGTAGTCCGCAATCAAGGCCGCGGGAATAACGGACATCAGGCCGCTATCCCCCTCAAAGCAAGTCGACCTTACGTCACTGCTCGTAGGAGCCGCTACAAGCCAGCGGGTGCCGGGCTGAGTCCATGCCCACCACCCAATCTGCTCCGCGGCTGTACGGGTCTTCCCCGCCCCCCTGCCGGCCAACAGCAGCCAGACTGACCACCAGTCACCGGAAGGCAGGATCTGATGCTTGTGCGCCTTCTGAAGCCACCCCATGCGCCATGCCCAAGCCACTTGCTGCTCAACCGGCAGCGTGAGGAACTTCTTCTTAGTCTCGGGGTCCTTCAGGATCGCAACGACGTCAGGGGGCAATTTACCCCCGGTTCTGGCACTTTCTCCCACTTTCATCGATACCGGCCGCTGAACGCTCGAGACTTTCTCCCACTTTGCCCCCCAAAAACGGGGTGGAAACGGGATCTCACTCGTCAACCTGCCGCGTCATCTCGGCGTTCTTGAGGATCGACTCGAACATCTCAACGGTCTGAATATTCACCTGCAGCGGGTTGTCTTTATCCCCGGCCACCTGAACCCGGTTGCCATATCGATTAGGGCTCCAGCACGCTAATAACTTCATGCGCTGCTCCGTCCGGAGTTTTAACCACTGCACATACCCAGCATCTATGCGGGTTCCGCCCTTGGCGTCCTCAATATAACGGGGCTCCGCGTCAATCATTGCCAGTGTATCCTGCGCGATCGCCTCCACGCCGTTCTCACGCGCGAGGGCGACGCGTTCCGAAAAGCCTTCGCGGCGCTCCATCCACGCATACACCGTATTCCACTCCGGATATCCCTCAGTCCTGCAGATAGCCCTTAGTGGCTCCCCACGAGAAAGTCGAGCGCAGATGTCATCCTCGATCTCTTGAGTCCACTTAGACGGGCGTCCTAGCTTCTTTGCGGGCTGGGTTGGTACCTGAGTACCTCCGAACGCTTTAATCGTCTCCTGCTGGCGTTTAGCGGCCATATCAGCCTCGAATGCCACCTCAATCTTTGCGGCTTCGTTAGGCGTGATCGCCTTCTTGCGCGGTTTTTTCGTCGCTTCCGACATAGTTTCAGTCTCTTTGCGGTGAAGCCTTGATTTTACAGGCTTTTTTGAATATGCGCCAGAGCCTGTCGGAACCTTGAAGGAACCATGAAGGAACCAACAAGGATCCAAGAAGGTTGCCTTGAAGGTTCGTTAGAAAAGGAAAAGGCCCCGAAGGGCCTCTCTTACAGCAGGTTGGTCAAGTGCTCTGGGCTGCCCTCCCGGTACGCCCCGCCGACGTAGGCGTAGTACTTGACGCCCTTGGCAGTCATCATGACGCCGATCGCTGGGTGCAGGTTCTGCTGCGGGGTGAACTTGGCACGGGCGGCATCTGCCTTAGCCCAGCGCTTCTCGTCGCTGGCCGCTTTGTTCTGACGGGCCTTGATTACGTCTGAAAGTCTCACTTCGCTTCTCCTTCGCTATTGCGGTCAGAAGTGACCGTAGACAGATAGTCTCATAAAAAAATACACTTGTGTGAGTTTTGGCAAAAATATTTACTAGGGGAAACCCTAGGGGCCGAAGCCCCCGGTTGGTTTACTTGATCAGGCTGTACACAAGGTCTGGGGTCACTGCCAGACGGTCGCCATGCTTGCGCGTGACCGAGACCCACGAGATGTTGTGGGTGCTCAACTTCACCCAGCCCTTACGAAAACTTGGATGAAAAAACTTGTCAGCCTCAGCGTCGAAGGTTGCGCCGTCTTCGAGCAGTGCGATTATTTTGGAACTGTTCATTTCACTATTCCTTCACTGTGTTGCCGAATCGGAGTGATGCGGTGAACAAATAGTCTCATAAAAAAACCCCCGTGTGGGGGTTTTATCAAAAATATTTACTAGGGGAAACCCTAACCTTGTTCAAGCCGCCCCCAACAGTTTGGCTGCGTAAAAGCTGCGCTCTGCGTTGGCCTCGATCTCGTCGTCGCTAGGGTGATACTCGTCGATCAGGTCGCAGAGCTCCTGCGCGATGAAGTCGTTCGCCCAGTGACCTTCGGGATATCCGCTGATGCGCTCGATAAAGGTCTCGCTGCGGATCTCGTCGAACTCGCGAGCGTTTGCGTAGGTCACAAACTTCTCGACGAGCATAGTCTTGTTTTCCTCGCACTCCTCGAGGTAAAGAGGGTCGGAATCGTAATCCCAGTTGTCGTCTTCGCAGCCGGTCACAACGTAGTTGTGGGACTCGTCGTCGTAATCAAATTCGTTGTACATCGCTTTCTCCTTCGCTGTTGCTGCGTTAGTGCAGTGAAGTCAGTATACACAAAAAAAGGGGCTCACAACCCCTTTTGCAAAAATATTTTATACATTCTCCTCGTACGGGAATTTCAAGGTCAGATGGTTGAGCAGACTGATCAGGATGGCCTGCTCTTCCGGGGTCTCCGCCCCTCCTGCAAGCCTTTCGATCTCAGCAATGATCACCGCCTCCCCGGCGTCCATCCCTGCGTGGTACTCGCTCACAGCGCGTACTCCTCGCGGCTGCCGTTCATCCACTTCGGGGTGCGTCCGCGCCCCGCCCACGTCTGGCCAGATACCGGGTCGCGGTACTTTGCCGGCGCAGGCTTGCGCGATCCCTTCCCGGCCGGAGCAAAACCGAGCTGCTCTGCCGTGATTCCCTTCTCGCGGATGATTGCTTTGATGTCCGCAATGATCTCGCGGTTCTCAGCCTTGCGAGCATCTTCTGCCTGCTTCATCAGCGCGTCTGCTTGCGCTTTTAGTTCTTCGTAAGTTGCCATTGCTACTCTCCAGAAATGCCCAATGGGCGGGTTGAAAATTAGTCCTCAAGAAGACGCTGCAGCCCCGCAACCAACTTCTCAATCTGTTCACGTGTCAGCGTGATGTGCGAGCTGCCGCGCCGGTGCATCATATGCACCCAAAAATCCTTGTCGTACCGTGACATAGACAGACGTTCGTAGTCGTCTGTTTTCACTACTACTTCGCGATCCATAACGCTCTCCTTGTTGCCCCCCGGAGGGGGCGTTGTGTTTACTTGTTGATTGAGATTTCGACGGTGTAGCGTGCGGTTGGCTTCTTTTTGAAGTTGGCCAACACTGCCTCAGTGATGCCGTAGTGTGCATACAACTTCTTGGTGTCGGTGGCCACCACATCGGTTGCGTTGCACGTTGCTTTATAGATTGCACCGTTGACAACCAAACGCTGGACGCCGTCAGCGCCAACTTCCTGCAGGCTCAATTTGTCTTTGAGTTTTGCCTTGATTGCGTCAGCACGATCTTGTAAGCGCTTGATTTCACCAAGCAATTCGCCCAGTTGGTCTACTTCGTTAAAGATGATGTCGTTTTTCATGATTCGCTTTCCTTCTCTGTTGTGCGCCGCGAAGTGCAGTGCATGAACGAATATTGCCACACTTAAAATCGTTTGTGTGAGCTTTTGGCAAAAATATTTACTAGGGGAAACCCTAAGTAAGGTCACAAGTTCCCTAAGTCAGCAGATCGCGCACGTCCTGCAGCAGATCGGCCTCGTCGAACCCGTAGTGCTTGTGGCTACCCGACCATTCTGTGCTTCCAGCTCTCCCCCTTGGATATCCTCCAAAGGTGGTGGTAGGTAAACCCGGTCAACTTAGCCGCTTCAACAGGGCTTATTTCACCCCTCTGCAACCGATCAACTAACGCCACAGGAATCTTTGCGGCATGGTGAAGTTCTCCCTTTGGATACAGGCCCCTGATTTCCCGGTCTTTCATGTTGCCTTTTTGGTTGTCCCATCGAAGATTGTCAAGCCTATTGTTTGTTACGTCACTGTCGTTATGGCAAGCAATTTGCCCATCCTCTGGAGGCCCCAAAAAAGCCATCAAAACAGCTCTGCTCAATAACATTGAGTATTTTTTCCCATTAGCCCCAAAACGAAATTTTAAATAATCGCCGGAACCTTTGTAAATGCTCAAAAGCCTTCCATCATAAGATTGAACAACAATTGAATTTGAAAGACCGCAAAATTTTTTTACTTTTCTTGGGTGAGAATAAACCCTCCCAAAATTAGATATTGAAATCAATCCTTCAAAGCCGGGCAAGTCTCTAAACTCCTCTCCTTGCATAACCAAGCAGTTGATAGACGTCATCGATGTATTCATCTTCAGTAACCCCATAGTGCCGAACAAAGGCCTTCGTACCCATGCCATGAACACCTAGATTACCACGATGATGAGAAACGCACAAAGGGAATGCATCCCAATGACTAGCGCGTCTCCCAGCCCCGGTCCCGGCCCGCTTGTGGTGAATTTCAACCGGACCGGGATCGTGAGGGCCGTAGAGTCTCCGGCAGACCATACAGCCAAGAGACGCCACCCGGCTAAGGTGGCGCTTCTCCTCACTGGTCACTAGCCATTCCGGTTATCGCTAACTGAGCAATCCTAAGCAACTGATTGTAGATCGCTTTCTCTTGCCCCGAGCTCGCGCTCGTCTCCTGCAACCGCCTCGCCGCAATCTGCAGTTCCACAATCACTTCCGCTAGAGTCGTGTTCATTGTTCCGTCCTAAATTTCTCAAGTAATAAACGTAATCTGGTTCGCCGCGAAGACACGGCCCAGTCGAGTCAACGAAGCTGTACGACCAGCCCTCACCCCGCGGGGTGAACACACTGCGCCGCGTTAGTAATCCGTCAACGTACAAGCGCTGCAGAATACTAGACAAACTGCGCAACCTGACTCCGGGGATCTTCATTTGATGGACGGCGCACTCCCCGCCGCGCTCTTTGAGATAGTCAAGGATCTGCTGTTTCATTTTATTTCACTCGCTTTTACAACACAGTCTTTATACATTTTTTCGAGATATTCGTTTTGCTCTTTTTCCGTACCAACCCACTTCGGGGTTTTCCATCCCTTGTCGGCCCACGGGTCGGGTGAATACTCGGTGACTTCATATTCGTCGCTGTAGTTATCCTCATCAGAGTCCGTAGACCTATTTTCTTTCCAGCACATCCCGCCCCAACGAACCGACTGAATTTGCACAGACCACGGGTCGCCGAACTCGTCAATCTGCCACAAGATGTCTTCGATGTTCTTGCCGACGGCTAGGCCGATGTACCCAGTGGGTTTGTTCTCTGCATTTACGAATCTAAACCAGTACGCAACCATGATTACTCTCCTGAAATTTTGTAGTCGTGAAAAATAACACCCTTATTAGGGTGACCAACCTTG